GAGAAGTCTGTCCCCATTGGATAGTGAATCCATTGGCAAATTTCACAAACCCATTCTCTTCAAGTCTTTGGGCCACGATGCCGCCCATTCCAAGAAGATTTTTTATATCCTTCAATGTAGCAACTGGATTTTCTTGCCAGTTAGTCGCACCAAGGATTTTTGCAATCATAGCCGTAATTGCTGGATGAGACGAAATATCTGTTTTATGAGTGGATAATTGAGTCTTTAAATTTTGAAGTAACCCACCGTGTGCATTTGCATCATCATTATGTTGTTTAATTGCTTCTGTTAACTGCTCATGTGTTACCAACGCGCCCATATTAACAGTTAGTGATACGTTTCCCGTATTACTAAATACCATTCCGATGGTTAATTCCTGAGATACAACTACCGAGCCGCCTTCTGCCGGCATTTTGTCCGGTTCAGGGTCCGTAAGGTATGCATACAATATTTCGCCTTTATCAGGATCTTGTGCAAATAACCCAATTTCAGACATTCGGAAAGCTTCATGTATGCCAGTATTAGTTATAAAGGTATCTACGCTTACGATTTTACCTTCTTGTTTAACTACGAAATTAGTAGTCTCCCATTTAGAGGAGATTACATCAGTTAATGCCAATGGATTCGTTGCATTAACACCACTACCGACTTTGATTTTCGTAAATGTCAGTTTTGTTTTGCCTGCATTTACCTTTGCTTGCAAATCAGCACCGACATCAGTCATGGTTGTATTTGACCATTCTGCCATATATTCCTCCTATCTAACGCTATTATCTAGCGCTACATTAATCTTCGTTTTCTTTGATTCAACTGTGTAAGACGTTACATGGGTATTCAAATTAATGCGCCATGCATTCGTGAAATCACACTTGATATTCACTTTCTTAGATACACCGCACCATCCCGCGAAATACTTATTGAAGTTAATTCGTCGAATGAATTCAATACCATCTAACCAGGACCGTACATTCTTGGCCGTATTGATAGCACGCACAAGCTTAGCAATGTCCGATGCACCAGTTAATGGTGCCGTAATGAGCGTAACTTTGAAATAATAAGGCTTACCACCATATTCGAACCATTCTGCTATTTTCGAATCAGAATATACAGTCTGTACAGCCTTTTCTACTGCGTATGGTGTGCCTTTATGGCGGTGAATATCAATTGAATTCTTTACCAACTCACGCTTAGTTGCTATTGGTAATCCACTATCGTAATCATCTACATGTAATTGATACGCTAAATGATCAATGACACTCTCTGATTCAGTATCAATAGATGACCACAATAGCAGCGTATTCGTATTCATTAATTCGGCTAGCGTATCATCCCACGTTTTAGCAAGGTATTTAATTGGCTCCTTATCGATTGAGGAGGGAAGATGTTCTGCGCTGGTATACTTACTATCACGTATCATTCTTCCTCGCTTCCTGCAAATACTACGGCGATTGTATTGGCTACTGCCACACCGCTTTGTTCTGCAATCTGAGTAAATACAGGAGCAGTCACTTCAACGCGTTTAATTCCAGATACATCCATGAGCATTTGCACCAATCGACTAGGCACTATATCACGGCCTAATTTAGATTTTTGCCAAATTACATAGTCATTGACGGCTTTATCTGCCTTAGCTTTTACCACTGTTGCATCGGCGCCTTTTTCAATGTAGTACTTAGCATCGATGTTATATTGCGTAGTAGTAGGTGCTAATACAGTTAGCTTATCTGTTAACGGTCTACGTTTCTTATCAGACAAATAGTCTGTAATAGTCTTGAGTAATTCTTGTCCTGGAATACCGCCACCAGATAACAATGGATAGATATTAACTTCACCAGGATGTGGAGAAGATACACCTACATCGGCCACGAGGTGTGATGCAGATTTTGTAAAATACTCATAGGCACCTTCAGGACCTGCCACGGAGAATGATTCAGGAGCCTCATGAATACGTTCACGATAGGCTTCATCATCTTCTGTATCGGAACCACCTTCAGATAATGTAGTGTTACTCATCGTATCCACATACGCTATAGGGTCAATAATTGTACTTATTTCACCTGGTTTAAACCCATTACCTTGTGCGCCTGTACGTTGTGCTTCTGCTTTTATGGATCCATTGAGTTGACTTGGTAGAATTACCAAATCCTCAACAGTAGCAAAATATTCGCCACCTTCTGTGGATATTCTTGTACCTTTTGGAATAATAACAGAGTTCGTACGCACTGCTGACAATGTAGCTTGGATAGTCGTAGTTGCTTTTGTTGCCTGTAGTCGCTCAACGGCAGCAGGAACCGCTCCAACATGGTCCAAGTTATCACCTTCTGCATATGCTAATAGATTTTGTTTAGCTGCATAATTTGCATCATTCAATAATCGGATAATAATTTCCGAAATTACATTTAAAAATAAAGTAACAGGGTCGCCCTCTCCCAAGGTTCGCCCTGTTATTGTTGTGTAAATATCAAATACCTTCTGTTGAACGTGTTCTTTATCAGTATTAAAAAATTCAACATTAGGTAAATCAGATAATCTCATACAGTCACCATCACTTTCGGAATCAACGCCCCATTTTGTGTGGCGGTAAATGATATATCACTAATTTTGGCACGTGGTTCGTACCGTTTAATTTGTTGGAATATGTCATTAGATAGATGCGCTTGTGCTTGATGAATAGGCATATCAATAATGCGACCATCAATACCAAACTCCCTATCTAGTGGCACACTACCACGAACAGTAGAAATAATCGTTTGCACATTCTGCAAAATCTCAGCGACTTCACTTTCAGGTATTAGCGATATCCTATTGTCCGTAACTGGTTTAATTTCATACGTTGCTGACATGGCTAGAACCTCCTCAATATCGTATTAACTTTATTGAACTTCTGACCATATTGATTAAGCATGGACTTTTCTTCTACAGTGTTCTTGTCTGGGTATTCCTCAAGAGTTAGCGATACTTCAATAGATTGGGTCTTCCCATATGCATCCGTAAATAGACTATCTTCGCTCATAGACATGATGACAAAGTAGTTTTGACTAACAGGCTTACCACCGATAATAAACGGCAATACAGCTCCTGTGTCGCGATAATTTCGTAACTTCTTAACAGTACTATCTGGAGATTGTCCAAGCGATGAAGAAATAAGAATTTTACATGTTATTTGTTCTACATCCGGCCCACTAAATTGTTTAACCGGCTTTTCTAGCATCAAATTATGCTTTTCCCATCTAGCACTGCCTGAACGCGTTACATCAGATACAGTAAGCACATTGTCTAATGCGGTATAGAATACTATATCCGCTAAATAACCGATATACATCTATACCTCCTAAACTGGCCCTGATGTTGTAGAACCGCCAGACTCTACCCCACCATGCACATGATGAACTAAAGAAATACCATTGACCACCACATCGCCACCACTTGAATTGATAGATAGCGTGCCACCAACATTAAGAATCATATCTCCAGGAACAGTGAGCACACGTTTACCATTATCCGCACCATCTGGAGTTGGATCTGCACTACTAAAGAATGTACCAATAATAAATCCATCAGAAAAACCACGACCGGACCGATTAGGTAACATAATACACAATACCTGGTCATCAATAGCCGGCATCCAATAGTCCTTATCATGTGCTGCACCTCGATTAATGACAGATAGTGGCGCCGTAACAACACCTTCTCTATCAAGGCGCGTAACAACGGCTTTACCTTCTTCAGGAATTGTACTTGAAACATTTCCAATGAATATCATATCTGCTAATGCAGATAATATATCAGTAGCCATTTAAACACCTCCTTACATCAATCGACGTTGAATAATTGGCCCCTAATGTATGCGTTGCTTTCGTAATTAAATAATTACCATCGAATACCCCAAATCCTTCGAGTTTAACCGTAACCGATGCCATAATAAGAGGATTACCAGGGAAACTAAAAGACATTGTATCGGCTTCCTTGTTGGCTTCTCTTAGCTTCTTTTTAGCCAATCTCTTTGCCTCTGCTTTGTCTTTTACCTGCTCATTAACCTCTAATACAGCAAGGTACGTATGGCCCTTACGGTCAGGATCTTCAAACGTATCCTCAATCACAGTTTTCTTATCCTTATTGGTGTATTTCACATGACATGCACGATATACCTCACGAGTTTTACTTTTATATGAATAAGATAACGCCCTAGTAATAATCAAAGGCGGTTGTTCACCTTCTTTAGTCTGTACAGGTTGATACTGGCCACCTGGTCTACGAATTATAACTTTAGGCTTCACATTTTCGTATTTGTAATCATCGAATATAATCAACTGTTCAGTGGATACTTTAAGAGAAAACCCCGCATCATTGCATAGTTTCTGCAAGAATGCGAGGTCTGATTCAGCACTTTGAGAGGCATCTTTTAACGGTGGGTCAAAATCAGCATCCCATACTAGCTTTAACTTATTATCTTTTGCCTTTTCGGTAGCAATCGCTTTCAGCGTTGTGGCTTTCCACGATTTGGATTTCTTTTTCTCCCGTAAGTCAGTACTACCGATAATAGCGACACCTTTGATTTTGACTACATCAGGAAGGCTACTGCCCTCGAATTCATCAATTTCAAATTTGCCGATTGGTAATGTAAATTGTTCATCCCCTAATTTCTCCCATGCTACGGTATTAATAGCAACTTCTAGTAATGAACCTTTCACAGGATACCAATCTCCGACCCATAGACGGCCCCTATCCTCTAATGAGATGGCCACATCATCTACAGTCCCTGAAAGGTTATCTGTGAAAGTTACATCAAGAAGGTACTTACTAATATCGTCTGTGATGTCCTTTGACTCCTTACTCCCCCAATGTTGGTACCCAATCGTACACCATGCCCGCCGTGCTAATTTCGTTTGTGGTGTTAAGTCTTTCTTCCATTTTTGGACCTTAGCTAGGCTCTTTTGTAAGCTCATATACTATCGCCTCCATGGTGGTAAGAATTCAGGTAAGGAATCAGCAGGAACATCTGGGCATGTCAACACAACACCAGCGGAAAATATCGCCGTATTACGGTGCTTTTGATTGGCTTCTAACAATAAATTGATATATCGTTCGTTACCGTACACTTTATAAGCGATTAAATCCCACATATCCCCTTGTATTGTTGTATAGTTAGTCATAACTCAACCTCCGTTGTCCGGCGGTATAGCTACGCATCATTTGTTCAAATTCACGCATTTTAGCGTCCAATGCTGACATAATATCATCAGTTGAACCATTACCAGCATTAATGACAGGCGCGAATGTAATTTGTACAGGCACTCCACTATTACTAGATGAGAATGTTACAGGTACGCTAGGTGCTAATGATACTGTAGGTGCTACAGCTGACTGCGCACCACTCACGCCTAACATCCGTCCGGCCGTTTGCCATAAATTCATAGCATTTGCACTACCATCAATAGGTACAATTACTTCAGGATATCCAGCCTCCCCAATCAATGCAACTTCCGGAGATGTAATAACACCACCATTAGCATACGCATTACCGCCTGCAGCTTGAACACCTACAGTAAATCCACCACTAAATTGAGCCTTAATACTATCCCATGCACCAGCAATTGCATTAGATACAGCATTAGGAATTTGTTTAATCCAATCCATTACTGCATTATATGCATCACTTGCCCATTGGCCTGCAGCTGCTACGAATCCTGCTCCCGCATCAGCACATGCACTAGGTAAATTCATGATGAAGTTAATAACATCATTTACCAAGCTACTAATCCATGATGTCGCCGTCGCATATGCCTCAGAGGCAAACGAAATAACCGCCGCTACGAATTCAGCACCCAAAGTAATCATGTACATAGGCAAGTTAATTAGGAAGTTATAAATATCATCGACCATAGCACTAAATGTAGTGACTGCGAAGTTATAACATTCTGTAGCGAATGATACGACGGCAGATATAACAGCAGTACCAACTTGTACCGCAATCTCTGGCAATCGTAAAATAATGCCTATAATGAACCCTACGGCCATACCAATATATGTTGGTAAGTTCAACCATAGATTGACATAAGCAATTATTGCCGCTTTCAATGCATTAAATACGCTAAGACCTAATGATAAGAACCCATTAATTACTGTCATAATACCAGATATAATGGCGCTCCATGCGGAACTTAAAGCAGAACACACGCTATCCCATATTGAACTCAATCCAGAACATACACTATCCCAAACAGATGTTAATGTAGCACAAATAGTATCCCAGTTAGTTACTAGTAGGTATATCACTGCAATAATTGCCATAATAGCAATCACCCAAGGCCCACCTATTAATGCACCCGCTGCTTTAAACGCACCCATTGCCGTTTCTACACCTTTAAATGCTGTTGTAATTGTTGTAATACCTGATGCCAACTTAGTAGCCGTGCCATATAGTAATGCCAATTTCAAGCCATTAGTGACTACGGCGGCAATAGCTTCCTTATTATCCTTCATGAAAGTTACAACAGCTTGTAATACCGGTATCAGTGCCGGTAATATTTGCTGAGCAATTGGTATAAATGCCTGTGCCAAACCCAATGCAACTTGCGTAGCTTCTGCTTTCAAGATGTTCATTTGAAGCCATATTTCATGGAGTGATTTAGGATCTATGCCAACACCTTTGATTTGTGACGCGGCTGCTTGTGCATCTGCGTAATTTTCAAAGACTTTAGTAAGCTCCATTCCTTTGGCCCCTAATGTTTCAAGCATGAATTCTTGGCCACGTCCTTGCGCCAATGCATTTTGGTAGCCTTTAGCCATTGCATCTAACTGTTGATTCATAGGCAATAACTTGCCATTGGCATCGGTCAAGGATACACCAAATTGACTGAGGTATCCTTGCAATGCTTCCGCACTTTTACCGCCACCGGCTAAAGTCTTATCCATTTTAGCGAATGACTTAGCCGCCGCTTCTACATCGACACCACTTAATGTCATAATCTTCTTAAATTGCGATGTTTCAGCAGTTGTCATATGTAGTTTATTGGACAATTGATAAAGTGCTTCACCGGCATTAACTACATTATCTATAATGGCACCAATACCAAACCCACCGGCGGCAACCATAGCAAAACTTGCAAGCTTACCTGTAATGCCACTTACCGCAGCACTAGCACCTTGCGCAGCTGATGCAGCACCTGCTAAAGGACTTGCACCACCCATTTTACTGATTGCATTTTGATGCGCTGTCTGACTTGCGATATTAGACCGCAACTGGGCTTGCCGTTGCAACATAGAATTTAGCTTTTGCTCGGCTGCAATTGCTGCATTCCTGTCACTAGCGTTACCAGTCTTTTGCGATATGGCCTGTAGTTTTCTATATTGTGCCTGTTGATCCTTGATTGCATTAGATAATTTGTTGAGTTCCTGAGATGCTTTTGATACGGAGGAGGATAACCCGCCATCGAGTTTACCTTTAATGGCAATCGCCATTTCTAAGACTTTATTGGCCATTATTTTCTCCCTTTCATTGCTTTATTCTCGCGCTCGATACCATCACTAATGAGCTGAACGTGGACTATGAACTCATCCACGTCTAGCTCTCGAATGAAGTAATCCATCGGTGTACTAGTATATTTGCTACACGTAATTGCACACTCGGTGAAATACCGTTCTAGGTCTGTTATTTTTCGGAATTTAGCAAAAAATTCTGCACCTCTAAGCAAACTCTAGTGAAATCGGCAGCCGGAAGGCTATAAATATCATCTACTTTACAACCGCATGCAGCCGCTGCTACATGTGCTTGATATGTCATAGATAATGCTGGAACTGTAATAGTTCTATCTTCATTCTTAGCAGACTTTTCGCATTTAATTAATGTGTACCCACTGATTCCTTCAAATTGTAAGGAATGGCCAGCTTTTACTAATTCAATACCAGTTTGTTCATGTGTTTCGTTCATAGTGTTATGTTTACTCATTAGTGATCGTCCTTTCTACAGACTAAATACCAAGTGCAGCACGAACATCGCCAAGGAAGTCAGTGCCATCAGAAATAGAATCCTTATAGGCGTATTTATCGATTTCACGAACTACCTTGCCATCTTGTTCAAGTTTCAAGTATGTAGTTTCGATTGTGTTCGTTGCATCAATAGTATTGCCAGATTCATAGGTGCCATTTTCTTTAGATTTAGCACGGCCACGAATAACGGCACGTGTAGGCACGATTACATATTTATCTTTACCACTATCCCAACATTGGATAGCACCACGTACTTCTAAGCGTACGCCACGGCCACCTGTAAGGCGGTGTGTAGTTTCTGTTGGAGTGTTCCATGTAAGTTTAGTTTCCATAGAGGAGTAGTGGCCAATAACTGGCGCTTCTACCTCACCTGCAATGCCCACACCTTTTACAGTTTGAGTCATTACAGATTCACTAGGTAATTCCACTTTGGCAACACCTAAACAGTTGTCAGAACCTTCTTCATATACACGAAAGTCATTAAGTACTTCCGGTACTTGATTGATAGATGCCATGATTTATTACCCCTTTCTATACTGTTTGAAATAGCGTTTTGAAATAGGAAACATCATATTCAGAAATGCTTTCAATTTCTTGTGCTGGAATTGGAGGTGTACGATATTTATGGAAGCGAATAATACCATTCAACAAATCTGTTGTAGGGTTTTCTGCTTCTTTAAATTCAATGCGACCGCCCAAGATAAATCCACGAGAAGTAAGACCGTTAAGACGGATTGTTTCACTATCAAGAATTGTCTTGATGTTACGTGGCAAGATAGGCATATCTACTTTTTGCCAATACGTTAAGATGAATGTTTGGTCATCCCAATCATTGAAACGACGTACACAAATAAATGTATCCTTAACATCAGTCGTGCCAGGATATGCACCTGTATAGTTGCCCCAAGATACCCAACCATTAATATTAACGGCTGTCATAATACCTTGAGAGTTTAATAAGTTGGCTTGGGAGTGAGTAAGCATTACTTCCTTACCATTAGCTAAACACAATCCTGTAATGTTCATAGATTTATTGGAAGGTGATAATGTAGGAATATCGCTATTGGATGCATCGCATTTGCCAATAATACCCATTATGTGTGTAGACATATGGAACATGTAATCGCCATTGCGGACCATTGGCCAACATACGACTTCAGATTCACCGGTATAGCTATTACCTTTCTTCCATTCGTAAGCATCTGTGTATTTAACAACTTGTGTAGTATCAATATCTACCAAAGTAGTCGCACCAAATAAGTTGTTAATAACACGAGATTTTGCTTTCATTACAGAAGCGACTGTAGGATTTTGAGAGAATCCCGGTGCAGCAATAAGACCAGGTACAATGCCAAAATGATGATAGATTGTATCAATTAATTCAAAACCTGTTGCTTTTTCATTACTATCCACACCGCCGATTACGTTTTTATAATCAAAGTTTTCTACATCAAGTTCATCGTATGTGAGGTCTAATGTAGTCGCTGTATCGAATTTGCCACCTTTTATAACAGAGATGATCAATTGATTCTTGTCATCAAATGCAGCCGTATAGTCTGTGTTGGCCACACCTGTTTGACCACCGCTAGATACTTGCAAAGTATTAAGCAATACTGCTGCTTTTACAATGCATTTCTTTTCTGCCAATGTAGCAGTTGTTGTAGTAGATTTCTTATGCTTTGTAGGATCCAATACATTAACAAATACGATTGGAGCTACACCATATAACTTAAATTGCGCATACATTGCTTCACACAATGTAAAATGTGTCCAATCTTCAGAATAGCCAAGTTGTTGAACAGCTTCTTCCCAGCTGTAACAGATGATTGGCTTATTAACTACTGCGCTAGGGTCTTCTGTAAGGTGTACTGGTGCAGTACCGAACACAATTGGAAGGCCGGCAGTAGTTTGGACAGGAGCAATTACAGAGGTAGCTTGCTCACTTGTTTTGACGCCATGATAAAAGGCCATTTACTTCACTCCTTTATAATTCTTCAATGCGTTTACATAGAATACATTTAATTGTGTGCCTTGAGTTCTAACATCAATCATTGCTTGATTTAGTTCATTCAAAGGCACGAATAAATGCATAAAAATAGGGTCTTCCGCTTCCGGCAGTGGTGCGCCATCGCTAAACACCATGAATTGGTTTAGCCGGCTACTGCGGAACGAAGGCCCAACATATACAACAGGGTTCATCGTTGTCTCCTATTCAATTACTTTATTATCCGTAAATATCTTATTTAGATTTCTACGAATAACAGGAATATACACTTCGAATTCAAGATATCCAACCCATTGTGGATATGGTTGATCATCAGGAATTGTTGTATTAACTGTATTCTCCTTAATTTCATATTTAAGTGCGACAGGATTATCAGATAGTAACCGCTCACGCACTACCTCTAAGAGGTGATATAGTCCGACATGGCCTTTTGTTAAGGCCTCGTCAAATGTAGTAACCAATACTGTAATCCCTACAGTCGAACTATCTGCATCATTAACAGAGTACGGACGTACTACTACTGCAGGGCATAACTTGCTCAAGTCCGCATTATTATCCACTTTTGGTAAGAAACCGCTCCATACTCGAATAGTGCTCGCGGTAACATCACTGGTTTCATTTAGCTTGCGCAACTCATCCATGAGATAGGCAGCAATGCCGTCTGATACGTCTAATGGTGTCATTAGTTACCTCCTAACGCGCGCTCTAATTCGTGATATAGGCGCTTTTCATACATTTCCATGCCTTCTTTTTGCATGGCATTCATAACAGTTTCATTACCAAACATTTGCGGTAAGGCTGGTCCATATATCCCTTTTAATGGGTATCGTTCCTTGCCTTGGCGTTTCATAAAGATACCTGATGCACTAACAAAGCCATTTGGTACCTTTGTTTCTATACCTTTTTTAATAGATACAAACACACCTTTTCGCTTAAGTGATTTAATTTTGAAGTACTTTTGAGCGCTAGTATAACCACCTTTGATACGCATTTCTGTGCCGTCATTCAATTTATTGATAGATACACCGGACTTTACGACCGATACACCTTTAATGGCGTAAATATTACGTAGTGCTTGCGTACCTGCTTTTCTTGCAGTCGTTGCAGCACGCTTTGAAGCGGCTTGGCAGACACGTCTAACTCTATCTTCTTTTAATGTTTCCAGTGCTTTTTCAATTGTTTTCACTGCACTTTTATCAAGTTCTAGCTCAACCATCCGTCAACACCGCCTCTAGCTTCCGCTCTGAGTTCGATAGACACAAGTCCATCTTCTTCCGTTGCACTTTGAACGATGTACACATCATCATCTAATCGGAATACGTTCCCCTGTGATGGAATTTCAGGGATGTCCTTTAATTTGCAATGCACAAATACAGACACCCCATGCAATCCGTCATTTGATACGTGAGAGCCATTTGACAAGAATGACTCCCTCGCCGTTGGCGATTGAATAACCGCTTTAGCTACTGTGCCATTTAGATTATGCCCTTCGGCGAATTCGTCTTCATTGAGGAATACATCGTCAATATCGCTTTCTAGGTAATCTCTAAATCGCATTATTTTTTCACCGTAACTTCCGCATCAACTTCAGGTAATTCCATTTCTTCTTCCGGTTCATCTGGAACGACTTCCAATGGTTCCGGTACTTCAATAGGATCATCTTCAGCAGATTCAAACTTATCAGATTCAAGTAAAGACAATGCAATCGCTTTCTTTTTGATATCGACTACTTCGCCTTTGCCATACATCTCGCCTTCATGTGCTAAATAACCCTTTAATACTCTGATTTTCATAAGTAGGTTACCCCCTATTTAGTCTTAATAGTAGCCCAATCATCGATAGTTTCAGGAATTAATACGCAACGGGAATATACCGTCAACGTTAATTCTTGTGTGCCCTTATTACCATAGTAATTAGGCACATAAATACCTGCATATGTTGTGAATTGGTTGTCATCGTTAAGCAATGTTACTGCTGCATGTTGCTGACGGCCACGACCAGGAATACCTAATACTGCTGCATCATCACCAATAAATGGTTTTACTTTGCCTTCGTCATCTTGGTATGTTTCAAGGTATGCGTACACATCGATATTCAAGGACATAATACGGCCAACATATCGAACTTGTGGAGACAAATATTCAGGTGCAAAGCTAAACATAGATATATTTTCGCGGTTTGGAATAGCTAACCACTTATTGATAGACGTATTATCAAGAATGTATTTTTCAACATTTTTACCAACGACCAACACAGTTGGTACGATACCTGCATTTTCTTGAATTTTTTCGGATGCTAATTTCAAGTCGTTATAAATATCAGCACCAGCTTGGTCCCATGCAGTAGTTGGTGTGATATCCTGTTCGAATTCGAAATCAATTTCATCAGTTAAAACAGTTTTACCATCGTCAGCATAGCCTTCGACTTTGCATTTACCAGTCGTAAGTAACTCTGCTGCCATTTTATTTTTACGGTTGATAATTGTACCTTGCAAATAAGACAAGTCGTCAGCTTGCATTCGTGTTGCACGTTGTGCAGGTGTTATTGTAGATACAATATTTTCACCAAAAGACCGTTGATTGAGTTGGTCAGGACTAATTACCGTTTGAGGTCCCATCATAGGTGCCTCATATAAAGCAATTTTGGAGCCAGCGCGTTTAACATTAACACCAGATGCGCCACGAGTTACAAAAGGCGCTAACGTACGACCACGCTTACGTGTTTCTACAGGAATGATAGTAGAAATTGCAGTTTCTGGAACTTGTGGGAAGAAAGTATCCAGCAAGAAACTTGCTGGAGCTTTCATGCGTTCCACCGCTTGCATTAAGGAATATGTATCTTTAAAATCAATTGCCATTATATAGTTCCCCCTATTTAATGCTAGTTAAGAATAAGTGAGCGTCCTTGAAGTCCGCTTCATGTTCATTAATTTTGTAAGCTTGGTCAACTACCAATACTTCACGATTGAAGCGACCGGAAATGTATACAGTCAATACATTGTGGTCAGTAGTTGCAGTAGTGTCTGATACAACGATACCTGCAGGTTTACCACTTGCGATTTTTTGGAATGTACCAGAGTTATTTTCAAGAACTTGGCCACGTTTATAATCGCCGGCTGCTACTTTTACATTTTGAGTTAATACCGGTACACCGCCACCACCTAATAGGTAATCAGCTGCGACACCATTTACTTGTTCGAAATATGCCATTATTTACCGCCTTTCTTAGCATTCGCAAATGCTACGACTTCATCAATTGCAATAGCTTTTGCTACTGCATCATTGGTTTCTGGTGTAGATGCACCTTGAGGTGCTACTTGATCCGCACCGGATTCCATTTGGTCAATAACTAATTGTCGAATTTGGTCGACTACTTTGTTATCAGTTAAATGAATATCAGATACGGCAGAGATGAAAGGTGCTACTTCATCTACAGTCTTACCTTCTTTAACAGCCACATCTACTAAACGATTGATGACTTCATTGTTGCCTTTTAACGCATTTAATGCTTCAACGCGTTCGCGTTCTGCTGTTACTGCTGTATTTTCTGCAGGTTCATTTGTAGAAATACCAAGCAAACCTTTTAAGCTTGCCATGAATTGATTTTCAGTCATAGGTTTCTCCTTATGTTTTAAAAATTGTTTGATTTTGGCTTCATTTTTGGCCGAGTACTTGCAAGATACTTTGTTTACAATAACCATTCCGTTATTCATAACAGCATTATCAATAATCGCCGTATCTACTTCATCAATTAGGCCGTAGGATTTCGCCTCGTTCGCTGTGAGCCACGTTTCATCATCCATAAGTGTATTTACCTGTTCAGATGTCAAAACATCGCTACGGCTCAAATAAACGTTTGCAATTGTTTGTTTAACACTCGCCAAATAGTTAGCCATTTTAGTTAAGCCGTCCGCATCAAAGCTATCTCCTAGATATACGGATGGGTTGTGAATCATGTACAAGGCATTGCTTGGCATGATTACCTTATCGGCAGCACATGCAATAATCGTAGCTGCACTTGCGCACAATCCATCAATATGTGCCGTTACGTTGCCGGTATAAGTCTTAATCATATTGTGTATGGCTTGCGCTGCGAATACGTCACCACCGCCAGAGTTGATGCGCATTGTTAGGTCATTACCATTACAACTAGCCAAGTCACTTGCAAATTCACGTGGTGTAATTTCATCACCCCACCAAGAAGTATCAGAAATATCACCATACAAAATCAATTCAGATTGACCGGTACCATCTTGTTTTACAAAATTCTTAACAGACCAGAATTTATTCATCCTCTTCACCTCCTTTCGCTTTAGATTTAGAGCCAACGGAAGGATTAACCGCATCAGCTAGCCCCATGCCATATTTCTCCATGAGTTGTTTTTCAAACGCGAGTTGTGCAATGTTTTCTTCAAGGTCTGTCCCTGTCATTTCGGCCGCTTCACGTTCGCGAGTGGAAACCCCATTCTGAACGCGAAGGTTACTACCATTCATATCCTTAACAGGGTCAAGAATTGACATAGTCGGTCCAAACCAATCAGCATTGCACCATGCTTTTCGAATTAATGGATCATCAAAGAAACCAGGCCCTTCAATTCGGCCATTCGCTACGGCTTCCATTAACCACACTTCATAGATTGGTTGACAGAAGTCACGAGCAAACCATTTGCGCCGTAGCTTATATTCTTCCCAAGCCTGTAACATTGCTGCACGGCTTGCAGAATACGAGGAGTTGAAGTTCTTCATTAGTACTTCGTAAGGTTGGTTAAGTGCTGCGCCTACTTGTTTGATGAGTTGCGTACTAAACACTTCAAAAGTAGATTGAGCATTAGATGCATCCACGCTCTTAACATCCACACCTTTCGGCAAAGCATTTAATGTTCCAGGGCCTAAATTGTATTCTGATACATCAACTACTGGTTCCGTTGGATCATCAACACCATTGTCGGCCAACATATCATTTAACGAACCTGAGTTAGTAACGGCTTCAGTAAAGAATAATGCGAAATACGATTTAATAATGGCAGATGTAAGCTCTGCATTTGTGTAACGATATACTTGCTTAAGTGTTTCAATGACTGGAGCTAAATAAGGCACTCCTCTGTACTGCTCAGGTCTAGTATCATTACTAATTTGCAGTACATTAGGAATACTTGTGCGTTTCCCGTACGCTTCGACCCTTGCCCATGTCGTTAACATACTTGTAATTGGTTCGCCAGGTACTTGGTTGGATACCCAGTAGGCTACAATAGCACCGTCAGTATCGATTTCTACACCATTCAATATGCGATTTCCATTATCTGGGTTAAGTGCCTCAACACCAGTTGGGTCACCTGTAACATATGTGGAATTTGTAAGCGGATTACTTATACGATTACCTTCAATCAATTGAAGGCGCAACGTATATGGCATATCTGGTGTAGTTGGCTTACGTCTGAACACTGCGAAACTATCACCATCAGTAAGATATCCTTGATATGCGATACTTTGCATATCATACAAATTGTTCTTGCGATAAATATCACAGTCTTTTGATTCGGCCCATAAATCAAACTCGGCGCGAACCTTACGAGCCCATGCCCTAGCCTCTTCTGCACTGATTCCCAAGATTTGGAACTTAGGCTTAGGGAATACATTGAGGCCTGCGCCAACTGTATGAGTGGTACTCGTATTGATTGCAGCCGTGCCGACTGGTGTATTAATGGCTAAATCTGCGGATCTATCACGCAAAGTTGATAGATTTGCACCAATATCAGCCTTATAACCCAGTTTTCTAGGGTTATATCCCTTTAATGATTTGTTATCACGAGAGGCACCGCCCTCACTATATCCGCTATTTTTAGCCCTCGGAGTGCTTATTTTAGCGCTAAATTTCTTGTTTTTTCTCGCCATTTTAGCCTCCTAATCCCTAAAAACTACCCGTTTTGACCGATTTCCTCGCCCATTATCGGTATCCATACCAGGTAATTTGGCGCCTCTTGCCACTAAATCATCAATCATTTTTCTTACTTCTGCTAAATTTGCCCTTGTAAGAGTCCGATTTCCGATTGTATAGCTTTGGCCGGTCAATATTGCTTCCTCGGCTTTGACATACCACTCTAACCGGACATCAATTAGCCTTGGCTTACTTGAATAACTAGTTGCCATACATCCTCCTAAATATCTGCTGCTTTACTAGCTCTGCGCACACGTTTCCGCACTGGTTTCTTTCGTGGAGTAGTTACTGTTGTAGTGGAATGGCCTCCACCTTTGACTACTTCCGCCAATCTATCCCAATCAGGATGGATTGAATTCATACAGGCTAGATTATATACACGTAAGTCCAATGGTTCATTACGAACTCCTGCCGTAGGTTCCCATATTTCATGGATAACGCCCTTACGTTTAACTTTTTTCTTATGTTCGGAAATAATTCCCTTGAAATACAGTTCGTCGTACCCTCTAGTTCCTAGGAATTCTTCATCCAGTGGAAAATGAAAGTACTTAGCTCCAGGTTCATCGATTGCCAATCGGTTCATTACCTGTTGTTTCCCATCGTCAACACCTAGCATTACAAGGGGAATCTTGCTCCCCGAAGCTTTACCAATCTTATAATTTAACGGTATACCAGGTGTTCCGGCCGTACCTTTGATGGCAAATCGTTGCTTACTGAAGTTCTTTTCACAGTATTCATATACTTTTGACGTGTAGTGACCGCCTGAGTCAATGAAAGCACGTGCCACTTTAAGACCTGTGCCGTTCTTAAATCGGTATACTTTATCAAGCACCGCATCAAGTGCATCCCATGTTGTTTTATTATCAGGTTCCCCAAGGATAACGCCCTTACATATCCCCCAACATTCTTCGCCGTATCCCCAACCTGTAATTTCATACTCTAACCGATTATCTTGTGTATCTACGGCACCAGTTAGTAGTAATACACCGTCCGGAAGGTCTGCGCCATATTTCTCACGGCGCCTAATGAATTGTTGATAGTCTTCAAAGGCACCTTGTTGTGCGTATGATTCACCGAAACGCGTATTCATGACTACCTTTTCACGTGTAGGGTCGCCTTTAGCCTCTAGCCATTCCCTCATGATGTCATTCCATGTTAGCCACGGAGATGTGAATCCATTTACAAAAAAACTGCGTATGCCATTATGCAACGCAGCTGGGTTTTTCGATATGTACTTTTGAGGAACTTTCCGCATTTCGTCTTCAGAAAATATAGATCCGCAATCTGGACACCGCCATTTCACATCACTAACTACTACAATCTTCCGACCTTTAGCGTCCTTATGTTCCTCTGTCTCACATTCCATCTCAGTATGTCTTATCAAATGGTACTCACCACAATTAGGGCACTCATGTTGCCACTCTTCCTGTGTGCCTGTTTGATACTCTACATCGATTCGTGAGCTACCTTCATTAGTTGGCGTAGAGAATAACCCCATGACCCTGTTCCAGAACGTTGTCATACGTTTTGCAGCAAGGTCTACTGGGTCACCTTCTGTGCCAGCGCTATCTGGGAAGCGGTCAACTTCGTCCGCAAGTAACACCCGTACAGGACGCGATGCTAATCCTGCCGGACTATTCGCCCCACACATGATAAGACGTCCACCAGGGAAGAGTTTAGATAAGATTGTGTTCTTGCCATCTCGTGTCTTGGCGCCGTCCTCGGATTTAGTCTCATAAAATACTTGTGATAATACTTTCGTATCACGGATCATCGGAGAGATACGAGACTTTGAATAATCTTGAGCCAATTCGATAGTCGGTTGAATCATCATGACCGCACATGGGTCAAGGTGAGCATATCGCCCTAGCACATTATTCATTATGTCTGACTTCCCTATCTGTGACGCTGACTTAACCACTACTCGATTGATACCAGGTTGCGTGAAAGCATCCATAATATCCCTTTGATATGGTGCTCTACTCGTTTTCCAACGCCCTGGTTCAGCAGAAAGGCCTTGTGATAGCATGCGATAATCGTCAGCCCATTGGCTAACACTCGTTTTTGGTAGTGGTTTTAGCCCCATTTTAGAGACATATTGCCACAATTCTTTTGCCGTTTTCATGCTATCACCTCCTTTTTTAAACTAAAAAAGCGCACCCATTTGTACGCTTAACCTTGTACCGTTTATAGATGTAAACATCATAGCTATTAATGCCTGAGTTTCGACATCCGTATGGCACACTACTTCCATATGTTAATACACCTGGTATTTCATGAAGTTCACGAACAGATAAGGCGTTCATCATATAATCTAATATTGTCATTTTCGAACTTCCTCCTCATCTAATTCATCGCTATCCATGAATAATGACGGCGTATATTCACTTAATTCAGATAATTTATCCTCAATTTCTTGTGTTAACAAGTTATATGCTTCCTCTTTTGTCACATTCTGTAGTTGTGGTGCCAGTTTTGTTGGCAACCCTAACAATTGTGTACGCAAATTGACAAGCATTTCTGTCATAACCTGTTCTACAGTGTCTGCCGAGTACACTTCGCCGTTCATTTTGGCTAGTTTCAACTCAGCAATCTTGCGTTTTGCACGTTCATTCTTAGCCTTTTCAACTTCGAATACCGCATCATCTGAACTACTTACCTCTTCAGCAGAAGATTGGCCCTTATATTTGACATAATTGATAACGGATTTGATAACCAAAATCTGATTCTTTTCATCCGTTGCCAAAACCCCTTCTTGGAGCAGTTGCGAAACACGTTGACGCGAGAGGCCAAGTGCTTTTGCTAGGTTCGACTGAGAGGCCGTTGCTGTTTTCAAATCATCTGTAATTTTCACTTATCAATCAGCCTCCTTTCATTACCTGTATCACTAGCAAGGTCATAAAAAAATTAAAATCTAGGCAATTTTTGGGGTCTCGGCCACCGCAAGGCATCAGATTTGGCCAGAAGGACCCATAAAAAAATATCCAAATTTAAAATAATATATTCAATATTTAAAATTTATTTTTTATTTTTACGATGAGACTGGCGGCGCTCATCTTCATGACGGTGCCGTGCCTCATCCCTATCCACATGTCTCATCATATGATGTGCATGCGAACATGAACGGCAATAACCATTAGCTTTTATTACTATTTTGTTAGCGCCACACATTCCATGATGATTATCTAAGCATGCAGTCTTATTGCATTTTACATTAGGCATACCGTTCACATCCTTTCATCGCCTACTCAATACACACAACTCACAAGGTATAAGTGTATCTTAAGGTTGTGTAGTTATATATTCAAATAGGTAAAACATGAATCATTGATTGGTGAGTTGTGTGTATTCAATAGGCACCAGGGGGTGGGGTATATCATATGTACAAAACAAAAGGCCCGTATAACTGAATGGTTACACGAGCCTAATATTTTGTTTTGAGTGATTTGGTGAATGATTGCTCAGTGGCAATTTTCACACATATATAATATCACATATCTAAATACCAGTTTGGTACTATTTGGGTCAGTTTGGTACTATTTGGGTCAATTCTTGACCTAATTCAATTAATGCTTCCTTTTTATATGACTGTACCTGTGTTTTACTATACCCTATAAATGATACCACACCTTTAAATGACATACCATTAACATATTCTTGCATCAATGCTATCTTCCCCTCAACACATCGTAAGCACTCAATATGTTTTCTTGCATCTTCGCGTAACTGAATCAATGCATTTGTTTTCTCAAGGCATTTAGATTCGCTTTCTAACATCTTAGCTATACTAGCTTCTAACCCTTCTTTAATACCACCACCTGATACACGATCCTTACTATAATCTATTGCACTTAGTGACGTAATATCACTTCTTAATCGTTGTAATTCTCTTTTGGCTGATTGTATTTCTAAGGTGCATGATTTTATTGGCTTTAAATATTCAATAGCATTTCTTATATATTTCTTTTCTTGTTCTTTATCCATGTATCCGCATCACCTCCCGTTATAAATTTATTACCCTTTTATATGTCATATCCCATTGCTTTACGATTTATTACATATATTGTTTCCGCATCAGTATGTTCTCTTTTAGCTATAATTTTTAAACAAGTTTCTTTGTTAGGCATGTTTCCTGCATGTGTATTGACATGACATTGACTGCATAATTGAATTAGATTTTCTCTGATATCTCCACCACCACTACCACGAGAAAATACATGATGTGGTTCTATATTACATAGTCTGCCACAATATTCACAATGGTTTGTTCTAATTGTTTTAATCATTTTTTTATCAATGATTCTCTTATGTTTAATCGCCATTATTTATTACCAGTGCTTCCAAAACCGCCTGTACGTTTCTTTGTAGTTCTATCCTTAGCCGTAATACGATATGGCATAATAATTAATTGCGCCAATCTTTCGTTCTTATTATATTCAAACGGCGTATCACCTAGGTTTCTAATAGGTATCATAATATGACCTTCGTTATCATCATTGTTATAGTAATCTGCATCAATAATACCTGTTCCATTCGCTAGCATGACATCATTATTAATACCCACACTTGATCTTAAATGCAGTTGAATATGTTCATCATAGTTCAATCTGCATTTAATGCCAGTAGGAATGAGTTTGGTTTTATGTGGTTCTACTGCCCCTGTTTCATATGGCTTAACATCATATCCTGCTGCGTACTCTGTTTTTCGTTCTGGTAAATCAGCATCTTCATATCCTGTTACTCGTTCAAATTGATTTTCGTTCATTTATTTAATCTCCCTTTTTATATAACTGTCTTTTACTGAAAGTTCACTACCGATTCACCCATTTCATGCAGCCAATCTTTAAATAATGCATTAATCCTGAAGGACTTAGCTCATACCAATCAGTTCTGGCTTTAGCACGTTTTACAAATCCACCAAACCTCAATAAATTTCCGCTGTAACTATCTGTATCAGTTTCATCAATTATTATCAATCCTGCATCACCCAACATGTTATTAATTTCTTCACGATATTCATCATAAACGCAACTAGGCATTGCGTAATACAAATACTTTACATTCTTACAGTCATGGTACCGTTTCTTTTTAAAGTCATTCTTAAAATCTTGAAAATTCGTTTTAATTTCAACTTCTGTAAGAAATTGTGTTTCCATAGAAAAATACACAAAATCTGCTTCATATTCAGTTTTCCCCGGACAATACATACTTACGTTAGGTATACAGATATTATTACGAAACAGGTGTTTCCCGAGTACCACTTGAATATCTTTTTCTGTCATCTAATATCATCCTTTATACATCAATAACTTTTTTCTTTATTATATCGATGGTTATTTACAATGTACTTTTATTTATAATTTCCCTCTGAATCGATATAATCACCAATTCGATATGTTTTTGTTTCATACACTACATATGCTCTACATTCATATCTATGTCGTTTCTCCCACGCTCGAAAAACTTTTGTTAATTCTACTCCTAATTCATTTTTATGTTCTGTTTTAACGTCGTGTAAATAATCTTCACAATATTCAGCAATCTCATCTGGTACATCTTCATTGATTATGTTATCTATTACAAGTTCTTCGTTTACTTCAGGTACATAAAAACAAGGGTGTCCAATTTCTACGTAATCATCCAATACATCTTGCTCTAAATATTCAACATCATTTTTCTCATCCCAGCAATAATGTCTATAATAATTTAAAAAGTCATTAATAGCTTCTTCAATACTTCCTTGTGGATCACCCACATCACCATCAAAGTACCAGCAATATTGGTTTTTATTCTGTTCTAGCATTTTTAATAACCTCGTTTCTTCAGATATTGCCATACAGTACTAGTAGATTTATTAACTACTACTGCAATAGCACTTAATTTAAACCCTTGTTGTCTTAATTCAACGGCCTTATCTACCCATTTTTCAGGTACCTTATTGGCCATTCTTAATTTTTGACCCCATGATTTACTACAGGTTTTTGTTGTATTACGTAATCTATATTCTGTTTTATATTTCTTTCCACAGATTTGACATACCTTTTCAACCATCTGCCCTGTATGTTTATCTACCGCATCATATTTATGTTCTTTTACTCTCTTATTTTTATTCTGCTTATTATCTTCCAAATTACATTTCCATATAGGTAAGTGTTGTAAAAAATATGGTACGTTGTTCATCTTCTATTTACTTCCTTTATCTATCACATCTACTAATTGATAATATGCACATCACAGTTACACCTATACAGGTTCCAAAGAAACACCCTAATAAGAAAGTCCAAATCATGAATGACTCCTTCCCTCTGTTACCCAATTGATATATACCACTGCCTTTGCTAAATCTTGTATTTCATCATCTTTTTTTCCAGCTCTCAATAAATATTTCAAAGCATTACCTTTACACCAACCTTTAAATTCTTCTTCCGTCAATGTAGCACGAATAACATCTACGCTTTCAATATCTAATCCTTTTAATTTATAATGCTTTGGATTATGCACCGCATCACACTCATTAATATCTTTTTTTAATTCACAAACTTTATTCATGCTTTGTCATCCTCTTCGATATCATCTTTTAAGCTAAAATCAAATTTTGCTTGCGCCCGTTCTCCTCTAATATACCCACGTATCCTTGCCTCTAGTTCTCTCAAGATACCGATATCTTTCGTATCCATCACATCAAATAAAGTATTAACTCTTATCGCACCTGTTTTAAAACCTATTCCTGCTTCTGGCGCTATTAAAGAACCACAAAATACTAACGACTCTAATTCATCCGTTTCTCTTGCATATCTTAGTTGTATTTTAGAAACATTAAGCATACATTGTGTATCTAATTGACATAGTTTTCCAAGATACTCTAATACTCTAGCTTCCATTCTTTTCCACGCATCATATAATTCAGGACTTTTTTCATCTTCTGACTTTATACGTAGATCTGCTATAGCACCTGTACTCAAAATATCTTCATATATAATGTCCATCCCTACGCCATATGTTGCAAAACTCTTAATTTTCATTATTTTCCCTCCAATATAGCTACGCTTTCAGCAGTCCAATCATTTATATGTTCATCAGCTTCTTTATAGTAAACTGTGTCCGCATCAATTCGTTTGTTTTGACCTTCGATATACACCACTATAATCGGTGTGCCCCATTTACTAGTGGTATATGCCTCTTTATGAATAACTTCACCATGGTCATATATAATGCCAACCGTGTTATCCCAATCTTCTTCAATTCCCGCATATACAACACAATTACAGCCAATCTTAATAATGTGTCGTGCTACTTTTCCCAATCCAAATTTCTTGGTTTATTTCCATTAAAAAATGCTGCATTACATTGATTAATACATTCATACGCATCCATGTTATGCCTCCTAATCAAATACATTCCCTTTAATTTTTAGTTCTTCTGCTTCATTCACTATGAATCCTAAATCCCAATAACACTTCTGTTCACTCGTAATGACCGAGACACACCATTTCATATCTTGTTCGTTGTAAAATACCTTGGCTATAAATCGTCTGCTACAGTGTGGCATTTTATATTCAATGATGTCGTTTTCATAAATCAAATCATCCGCATCATCTACACCATCTGTAGCCCTACAAATCGTATACTCCTTTATACTGATTGGTTTCTCATTTTCCTGATATATTTTACATTTCCCATCGTGTCTAATTGCTACACCATATACCCAATAATTAGCCGATTTTGCTTTTACATGTGTAATTCCCATGTTATTATCACCTATCTTGCCCTTATCACCCATAGTTGTGCTAATAGTGTTATTATTTCTTTCTTATGTGGTATATCTTTCGTTTCTAATTCTGTTACTATATCCGCTATATACGCTTTTGATATTACCGACATATTTGCATACCGCATCATCTTATCTGTTCTTGATTCCATATCATGCGCTCTCGTATTTATATGTTCCTTTTACAATACGATAAGTTGAACTATATGAAATCTTGTATCTTTTAGCCATCTTCCTAAGTGTATAGTTTCCTGTTTTATAATCTTCACATATCTTATTTCCTATACTTTGACTTAATTTATTGTGTTTTAAGTCTTGCATATCTTTTTGTGAAATCGTCTTACAAGAACGTATGCCCATACATTTTAAGGCTCTAGTAATTGTCACATTGCCATATACACAAGCCCATAATGCTAACCAATTTAATCTCACACCTGTAGGATCATTCCTGGTCATATTCCACCTAACCTTTCTTCTGTCTTTTTCTGTCTTTTTCTGTCTTTCTTCTGTCTTCATAGAGTTTACATCCACTGCAATACTTGGCCATAACATAAGGTCTTTTAACTGCAATCCCCATTTTATTTGGACACGGTAGCATAAGCTTATGTTCATTAACACATGTATTCTTAACAAATAATCCTCCAAATTCAGTTAATTGAATGGCGTGCTTACATGTTTTTGCTTTTTTGTATTCATTTCGTCTTGCCACTACCGCATCAACCTTTCTGCTTTTCTCCTCGCATTACACCGTACATTTGTTTTATGTTTTATTTCTTTATCTGGCAGTGTCTCTGCGCTGCCTTTAAAAGGGAATTTGTTCATCATCACCAAATGTTTCAAAATTACTTGGCTCATCATCTTTATTAGATAAGCTATCACCAATGAAATCTGCTACTACTTCAGTAACATATCTTTTTTCACCCTCTTTAGTCTCATAGGATCGTGTTTGTAGTCTTCCATTTACAATACATCTATTGCCTTTGATTAGCTTACCTACATGTTCGCCTAACTTCTTCCACGCTACACAATTAACATATGCAGTTTGTTCTTTTACTTCACCTGTATTCTTATCTACATATTCATTACTAGCAGCAATAGTAAATCTTGCTACAAGTGATCCGTTTTTTGTAAAAGTTAACTCTGGATCACGCACTAAATTCCCCATTAATTGCACATTATTCATAATTTCCTCCTAATCTATCCGTTTATTCCAATATTTTTCACAAGCTAAATACTTTGTCGCTTCTTCGAAACATACAATAGCCGAACACTTATCACATACCACCATATGATGCTTTTCTGTAACTTTAATACCTGTTACCACTCTGATTGATTTATTCCCGCAGAATGGACATGGTCTCAGTCGATTTTCTCTTCGCATATATTTCACTCCATTTCGTAAGACGTATTAATCTATATGTTCTAAATGGATATCCATAATTATTGATACCTTCATATACGCTATCTTTATCCAAATAATAGCCTTGTGGAACTTTAATTTCTTTTCTCCACTCCGTAGCTTTAATAGTTTTACTTTCTACCTTTGGTTTATCTAAATTCGTACTTGAAACCCATTTTTTGGATGCATGTGTTGGACTGCCTTGTATATCCATTTTTCGTTCTTTTATAAAATACTTGGCTAATCCAATTGCATCTTCAGCTTCTCCTCGATACAGTTCTAATTTTGTATATCCATATTCCCATAACTGTTTTAGAATTTTAGTATTTAATCGAATACCTTGATTAAGTAGCATATGAAAGTGTATTTTGCCTTGCCGTTCCATAATATAAATATATTTACAAAGCTCATTTTCTTTCTTAAATCTTGCTCTCAATCTTCTAATAAATTTAGTCATCCTATTTTTTGCTTCAGTTTCATCAGGATCATCTCGAAATGTCAGTGTAAGATAATAATCATCTTCTACAAAATTCATATCGATTAATAATCTTAATTTCTTTTCAGCAATACGTATGTTATTTTTACGAATCATTTCAGGTGTTACATGTTGTTTTTCACTTCTAGATTTTTTTCCTAATTTACCTAGATACGAATTACCCGTAATTGAATCTGTAACCTCTCTGATATTTTTTGATTCTATTACTGTTCTCCTACGCATTTATTTACCCCTTATGTCGAGTTGTTAATATATCTATCAAGTCCCACAAATGCAGTTGAAACCGCATTTTCACTAGACTTTTCTCTATATATGAGGTAAACTATAAATAGGATTATTTATGGTTATATTCTCATATAACTACTTAATGACCGCCGTGTTATAGCACGGCGGTTTTTTATTTATCAAATTCACAATGCCATTCACCTTGATATCTCATTAGGTATTGGCATTCACTACAACATGTATCACATACACGCTTCTTTTCTTTGTGACATACAATTGCACAATGTATTTGTTTTCCACATATTGGGCATTCCATGTTAGTTAATTGGTTGTACCAGTTATCCATCTTGCCACTCCCTTTTTAGTTGTGCTTCTACTAATCGGCACTGTAGTTTGAATACATTAATTGCTTCTTGAGCATTTAAATAAAGTACCTTAGCGGTATCTCTTCTTAACCTAAGCTCAGCAATATATTCATCCCCCTGTGCTAGATCACGTATCAACGTAACTGCTACTTTTTCCAATCTGGCCGAGGCTATAAATTTAGCCTTGGCCTTTTTATAAGCATACTCAGCATTTGCCAAATCAATTCCTCTATCTTTAGCTAAACGCAATGCTTTATTGAGTTCTAATTGTTTGTCTTGTAAATAACTATATAAATCTGCACCATTCATCATTTTGATTGTTTACTAATTTCTACTTCTTTAATAAGTTGTTGAACAAGTGTTTCCAATTTAGAAATACGGCTATCTTTATCTTTTGCCTCTTGAATGTAATCAGAACCTTTTCCAACTTTAAAAGCGACGTTTGCTGTAAATTGCTTTTCGGCACCTAAACTCATGCCAGCACCAATCATTACACGTTCGTTAGGGCGATAGAACGCTCCCAATGCTACTGCGTTAGCGTTGCGGTAATGTCCGTAAGATATTGCATAAGACGCTTTATCATTGCGGTTAAAATCTAATGGGTGTAAACCGCTTAACGCTGCGGAGCTTGCTCCTAGTTTATTCATGCGTTGTCCTAGGTTATTTACTTTGTTATTGATATCTTGTGTTAAGTTATATGTACGATGTTCAAGGTCTGTAATACGTGTTTCATGATTGGTGAGTTGTTGCTCATGATTATTCACCACATTACCCAACATGTTTAAGCCAACAGCCACATCTTTAATATTTTGTTTATTTTTTGCGATTGCTTGTGCATTTTTATTGATGTTAGTAGCATTTGTTTCTACTTCATCAACTACCGCATATAATTGACTGCCATTGATTGCATCTAGGCTATCCGCCTCAATGCGACCAGCGGATACATTTTGAAGTTGTCTATTGTAATGTTTAACACCGCCAGCACCAGTACGTTCACGAGAGCCAAAACTTACAACGCTAGTAGGTTGCTCGCCTGCAAATACGTGGCGAGTGCCGTTAATTGTAATGCCATCAACACCAACCGCATCATCTGTTACGGAATTTGTGCCAATGGCTACTGCGTTTTGTTTATCAGCGATGCTGTTGTTACCTACTGCAACCGCATCAATTGCAGTTGCTTGTGTGTGCGTTCCGATTGCCATCGCACCTTGTCCACTTGTTTCAGAGTTAGCACCGATGATAGTTTGTTCCATATCACCAGCCATTTTGTTGTTGTAACCGATTACAGTTGATTGATTGCCTTTAATGTCTTTGTTGTTAGCACCTACAACCACTGTATTTTCACCAGTGATATTGTTTGTACGGCCAATAGCAACGCTAGATGTACCACTAACATATGCACCATTACCGATGGCTACTGTGTCATATGCGGAGGTTCTAGCTTGTGAGCCAATAGCATATGTGTATTCCACCAATGCTTCTGCGTGGCTACCATATGCTAGGGAATTACGGCCAGTCGCTTTGCTATTATTGCCACCAACAAAAGAGTTAGTGCCGCTTGCTACGTTATTTTCACCGAATGCAATCGCATTATTGGCGTCAATCGTATTTTGATAGCCGAATACTGCACTGCTATGAGAAGATGCGGTGATTGTGTTATCTGTACCGCCCAATGTGTTATTATTTGCACTCGCTACGTTTACTGCTAATGCGGAAATACCTAATACTAATACTGCTTTGTTCATGTTTTTCATTGTTTTTTCTCCTGTTTCTGTTACAATACAGGTAGAGTGTTATTAGACCATCACTCTACCAAGTCCGCTATGGTTTCCTACGCCATGATTAGCGGACTTTTCTTTTTTCATAAAATCTTACTTCCCTTGCCCAGTAGTTGCTTAAAATTAAAAGCACAAAACCGAGCATGATTTGAAGGAATGCGGTGTAAAAGTCAATTCGATTAATTTCAATTGACCCTATCGTCCCTATGATCATTAGGAAAGCTACGGCTCTTAATGCCCAAATCAACTTCATCATTGTTTATTCCTTTCTATTCTCCGATTCGTGCCTGGCACCGTTTCGCTAACCAGGCATTAAACGAATCTAAATGTATTAAGCGTTTACCTCCACGCTGTCCGATTTTCATAGACGGAAAATCAAAATCTTCCGCCCACTGCCGAATGACAGCAGGTGCTACGCTGGCCAATTCAGCAGCTTCATCAACTGTGACGCAGAGTTTATTTCTATTCATAGATATCACCTTTCGACACAATAAATACTTTTGCTATAATCACATTGAAAGGAGGTGATTATATGGTTCGATTAGATGAAATTGCCAATGACAAATTTTTTAAATCTTTAGAACAGCAACAAAAATTTATTGAAGAATTATATGCCCCTTCCAGAGCTATGCAAGCACAGTTAAAGATGGCAACGTCTTCCTATTTTCATTTTGTGCAACAAGCATCATCGGTTTATGTTCCGGCTTTACAAGCAAGCCAATTAATAAAAGCCTCAATGATTCCAATGCATAAGGCTGTCTTCCCTTCTGTTTCACCAATGGATTGCGCTCCATGGAGAGAACTGATGGCATTCCAAAAATCATTACAGGACTTAAATGCTACGCTTCCAACGCAAAGCATCATCGAAATACTTGACATGGAAGCTTTGGATATCACAGAACCTTCTATACTAGATCTAAATACCGATGAAACTTTAACAGATATCGAAAATACTACAATTGAAGCACTATCAAAAGATAAAAAGTTTATCACTTGGTTTCGCTTGACTTTTCCTGACTTCGCAAATCAACCAGTTCAAGTTATAGCCAAATATTTCTTTCATCAAATCCTTGCTCCATTAATAGTCCAACTACTCATGCTTTTGATTAGTGGTTCATTTAAGGACGAGTAGTAAGTAATCTCGAGGCATTTCTTTGAAGTGCCTCTTTTTCTTTATCCTCTTTTGTTTTCCATCCTTCTAACACCCCTAATGCAATTAAATATTTTTCAAAAGCTTCTGAATTATCATCTGTTTGATTTTCTAATAATTGATATAAACAACGTCTTATCAATTCGCTAAGTACTCTCATTTCATTTTCTTCAATTGTTATTTGTTCTGTATTTTGCATGAACTTTAATGCGGATACATACTTTTGTACATGTTCGCCATTACTTGCAAATTCTATACACTCCATTAAGGATCTAATCTTCTTAATTGTTTTTTCCTTAATGATTTTTAATTTAATTTCTTTCATTTGATTTCACCTCTTCTTTATTATCAGATTTCCGTTATTTCTTTTGAAAAAAAAGAGCATCAATTTTATTCATATCCAATTTCCCACATTCCATGTTATTTGCCACTCTGTCAATTTCTCTTTGAGTAAACGGTACTTTATTTGCCAAACGCTGACCTAGCTGTGTAGTACCAATACCTAGAAATTGAGCAAACTCTTTTAGATTGTGAAAATTTTCTTTGATAAATACTCTTAGATTTGTATAATCAAATTCCATTTCTTCACCTCCTTTTCGATTATCGGCTTTCCGTAATTTAATAATACACTTGTTTTTTTCTTTTGTCTATCGGTTTTCCGTTTAAATTTGATTTAATATTTATAAAAATATATTTACTTTTGACGGTTTTCCGTTTATAATAGGCGTATAGCAAGTATTATAGGAGAAGTTATCATGAGTATTCAATTTATAAATCGTTTAAAAAATATCATGAAGGAACGTAAAATAACTCAAACAGAATTAGCAAAGCGTACTGGTATCCGTCAATCTTCCATTTCTGATTGGTTAAATGACCGATACGAACCAAAGCAAGATAAAGTATATATTATTGCTAAAGCATTAAATGTTAGTCCTGCATGGTTACTTGGTTATGATGAACCTTCAACCAATCAAACTGAAGGTTATTACGTAGACCCTGAAACTGCAGAATTTGCAGAATATCTACGTACACGCCCAGAGGCTCGTTTATTATTCTCCGCATCACGTGGCATTTCCAAAGAAGATATGGAGAAAGCTGTTGAATATATTGAACTTTTAAAATTAAAACATAATAAATAATACTATTAGGGGTTGTTAGTGTGATTGTAAATATAATTGAATGTGATATTCCATCTGTGAAAGCTATTTCATCTACTGGGGAAGATGAAGGTGTTCACAATATTTATATCCGTAAGAATATGTCCTTTGAAGACATGCGTAATGAAATCAGACATGAATTACTGCATATCATTAATGATGATTTTCACATTGATCAACATGTTAATCTTATTGAACATATGGTGAGAAGGAAAGAACTTACAGATGATTTGTTAGAAAACATAGATTTTTATCATCATATTATTTAACACGGGGAGATTTTAAAATGAAAAAGGGATTAGTATTAGCAACAATATTTGCATTATGTTCAACAATGATGGTCAGTGCTAAGGAATTTAATGATGCACGTTGGCAATGGTTCTATTCAAATTCTGACTACACAGGGAAAGTCGATTTGAATACATTGTCATACGACCCATCTACCGATACGGCTAAAGCGTGGGCTGTATGGGTTAGAACAGCAGGCGTCCAAGAGCTCATATCTTATAAAATATATTTTAAAAATAACTCTATGGATCTTGGGCAATACTATATTTATCATGATGGGTCCGATACAGCTTACATACAAGATAGTTATAACGGCCAAAACCACGTTGCCGCCCCAGGAATGGGCGATGAAGCACTCATTGCTTCAGTAAAAGGACTAGTAGGTCGTGACGCTAAATTAGCAGACTACAAGAAACAAAAAGCAGATGAAGCACAACTTCAAGAGCAAAAACGCATTGAAGAGCAAAAAGTAGCTGAAAAGAAAGCTAAGCATGAACGTAATCGAGATATTTTAAGAGGAATATTCGGGATATAAAATGATCTAATACAGGGAGGTTAGTATTATGGGATTTTTTAGCAGTGAACCAAAAGTTATCGAAAGCCCTACAAAGGACTTTATGGGTCAACACTTATACCACTTAGATGGTATTGGTGCTAATTTATTTGTGTATGATACATGTGTTGTTATCGATCGCACCCAAGGTGGTCTATTCAACTTGGGGAATCGTACCTACAAAATCATTCCAATAAAGAACATCTTAGCCATTCAAGTAAAATCAACTGGTGTTACTTCCGGATTTTTAGAATTTGCCACATACGGCCACGAAAACACATCGATGAAAGGTTTTGACAGAACCAATGATGAAAACAATATCAACTTTAACAGTGAAAACTCAGTTAATACTGCTAGAGAAATTGTTAAATACCTAGTTCCTAAGATTTGTTAGTAACTAAATAAGCCTCCTACCCTACTATTGGGTAAGAGGCTTTGTAATAAAGGAGAAAAAATGGAAACACGTACAATAGTTATTCCTGAGATACCTTCAGGTCGTAAATACTGGTTCTTCAGGACAGAAGGTGGAGATTATTATCCGGACTTTAAAATTAATAACTTTATTGCATTAGGTTGGGATGACTTTTGCAATATAAATGATTTAAAGAATATGACTGCTTATGACGATATTGAGGCACTAAAAAGTAAATTCAAAGAATCTTATCCTAATGAACGTCGCTTTGGATTGGCTGTTAATCAGATTCTTACATTTATCAATACAATGAAAATAGGTGATATTGTATTAATTCCTTCAAAAAATAGTCGAGATTTGGCCATTGGCGAAATTACAAGCGATGCCTATATTTATGCTGAGGATGATGACGAATTAAACGATCTAGATGATTTTCTTGATGATGAAGATGTTGGATACAAAATCTGTGGATACAAAAAGCGTAGAGACATAAAATGGATTACCACTATAAAAAAGAATAAATTAGACCCTCAACTATTTAAACTAATGTGGGCTAGAAACACAATTACTGATGCATCGTCTTATGATATGTATATAGATAGAAACTTACATTCAATTTATTATAAAAACAATAAGTTAAACGTAACCCTGCACGTAGAACAAGAAAAAGGGATTTCTACTCGTAGTATGAATGCATTATTAAGTAATACACTCTCTTATATAGATTGTTTTCATTTTGATGAAAAAGAAAATGAATTAGATGCACTAGAAATAAAAATGATGGTTGAATCTCCTGGAGTTATTCAATATATAGGAGGTGCTGCCGCTCTTACTATTTTACTTGGTGGTTTCTCCCTATTTGCATTTGGTGCAGACATTAATTTTGAAATTGCCGGCCAAAAATATTCAATTAATTCTGGAGGGGCCGTTAGTTTTTATAAAGAAATGAATAGACATGAAGAAGAAATGGCTAAAATTGAGTTAGAAAAATTAAAAAGCTCTATGGGAGATCTAAAAATTCAACCTCCAAAAGAGCTTCGTTAATTAATGTAAAGTTATTGTCACATTAGTTATAACTAATATTGTCGCAATAATACAAATTATATACTTAGTTATTTCAATACCAGCAATAGAATAATGCCAAACAGAAGGCATCCATATAAAGGGTATTGCTAAAATTGCAGATAGTGCTGAAATAAATGTACCATACCAAACAGCATATCCAACATATTGATATAACATATTCATATGATTACCTTCCTTTCCTACCCTCATTATAATTCTTTCCCGCTAATACGTGCAATACCCAACTCTATAAAAAATAAGCCCTCACCGCAGTGAGGGCCATTAAAAACTACATACCTTAGAGGTACTTCATTTTTACT